CCGGCTTTCACCGAATCATGGAGATTCTTGCAAGCTTCAATGACAGCGGCGTCCATCACTGGTTCGTCGCGCTGAACATCAAAGTTCCAGAAGGAGTGATCATCCTTCTGTTGTGGAACGGTCTTCAATCGATACGACCACACATAGAACGGTGGAGCCTTCGAGCGCTGAACGCCATCCGGCCAGAGATTCTTCGCGAGCATGTTGAACCATGCCTTCGAAGGCTTCAACTGTGTGCGGGTCATCCCGATCACCGCAGCATCCGTCGATCCATCATCGTTCACGACGAAGCCATAGTAGTACCGCGTATCCTTCAACTCGTTTCCGTTTTCAAGGATGTCACGGTTCTTTTCGTCAGCGACGGTCGGCGGCTCGGTCCCCGGAAGGAACTCACCACAAAACCCGCCACCACTTTCACGAAGCTTCCATTCAACAAAGCTTCGTCGATAGGCGCACGCAATAAAGCGCACACCATTTTCACCACTATAGACTGTCTTCTCTACAGTGTTGAAGAACATACCTTCTTCCGCGCCTTCGATACGACGTGGATCAGTCTTCTTGCACTGTGGAGAACCGGACTGGAGCAAAGACAGAAACGGCATTGCGTAATCATCTTGCGTCGCCCCTTCTTGTCCTTCACCCGCGCGCTCTTCCATACCTGTATCAGCGTACATCGCCGCGAGAGCTTTTTGATCTGCCTTCGAAATTGCTTTCGGTCCAGTTGTCGCTACTGCTTGGTTTGTCATTTTCTCATTCCTTCATCTGTCATAGGATCATAGGTTCAGTTTTACGTCTTCGGACGGATGATCTTCGTGTATGTGAATCGGTACACGCCGAACATCTTTTCCCATTCTTCACCGTGGTCGTGCTCGTCGAGTTCACGACGGCAGAACGCGGGAAGTGTTGAATGATGTACAAACTCCTTCTGGTCGAAGTCTTGATTCACGTCTGCCAGAAAGTCAGCCAAGCCTTCCGCCTGATCGTTCTCGCCAGCACCATAAGAAATCTTGAACTCGTTGCGGATCAGATCGCCGTTGCCATGTTCACGCAACCATTCGAACGCTGCTTCTTGATTCGCTTTCGTGATGCTTGCCTTCAAGTCAGAGTTCAACTTTACTTCGCAGCCGTTCGACAGAGTGAAGTCTCTGACTCCGGCTTGACGCATCGCCGCTGGCAAAAGTTCGCCAGTGATCTTCGCCAGATTCTTTCCGGCTTCTTTTATTCGTTCGTTCTGTTTCTCGATCCAGTCTTCGAGAATGATCTGACGCTCTGCGTATTCAGCAATCGATTTCAGATCGGTGTCACTGACAGTGACAGGCGTCTCCGCAATCTCGTCGTAGTTTATTTCAGTCATATCGTCACCTGTACTTTTATGTATGAGCGCGTCTGCCGATCCCATCGCAAGAAGCCGACGCGTCCGTTGTTGTTTCTTGCGGCGATGATCGATGCGATACTGATCGCAACTGGATCACCTGTCGGAAGAATGAAATCGTTGTCGCTGAAATTTCTCAGCGCCGACTTGAACTGATTCACTATCGGTTGCAGTGCAATGCCGATATTGTTTCCGGAGAACAGCACTTCGATGTCGCCGTATGCAGCAGCTTCCGTCAATGAGTCACGCGGCTTTGCGACACCCTGTTCGTATTCATGTTTGCATGAAGAGTTCTGACAGACGAATGAACCGTTCGCACCCGTTCGTTGTGCGTATGTTCCGTCGCACTTTGGACAGTGGAATCGTTTTAGTTCTTGCACGGCAAAGACTTTATTCATTCGCTTTCTCGATGACCCTAGATGCGTCCCGCAATCGGGGAATAGATAATAAGCTTCTCCGGTAAAATGTCAAGCATATCGTGGAACCCGCATGGAATAAGGCTTTCGGACCTTAAAATAATGCTTGACTTTTAAGACCATGAGAGTACTATGTAGTTGTGGATAGGGAATGACTTGTGAGATGTAGCCCGACCCGGCACGGAGCAAGAGTCCACACCATCAACGAGACTGGAGAGAAAAAATGAATAACCTTCACGCAGCACATGTTGACCTTCTGAAAGATGTTCTCTATTCAGAGATCAGCGACGCATCGAAAGATGCTCAAGGTTTCCGCACGCGTCTCGACGTTACCGAGTACAGCGTTGCAGACCTCTTCGATCTTGCCGACTATTACTGGAAGGCAGCTTCCGAAGCCGCTGATGAAGACGAGCGTGCATACGTTCGCGCCATCGCGAAGTTCGAAGCGAACATCGCAAGCGTCATCGCTTCCGGTGCTGGTGATCGCGAGACGGCGATCCGCTGGTTCAGGGATGCGAACAAAGATTCTTGGATGGGCGACGAGTCCATCCGGTACGAACTCGGACTGCCGTGGTCCTACGATTTCGATCACGGTGATCGCGGCTTCTTCATCCGTCAGGCTGAAGAGAAGAACGCCGCTCGTGCTCGCGAGTTTGAGATTGAGTGTTTGCAGGACATGGCAGCTTAAAATAGTGCTTGACTTTTAAGATCATTGGCGTAGTATGTAGTTGTGGACCGGGGATTCCGGTCCGAGAAAGGAGAGAGAAATGATCAAGTTTGACTTCAACGACCCGACTGTCTGGAACTTCGAAGGCGCAGTGTATCTCTACTCGCCGTCGAGTGAAGATGGCGCGGAGATGGCTGAAGCAATCATGGAGTCAATGGCTGACATGAACGGCGTCGGCTACCGTGAAATCGAGTTCTTCGACTACAGCGAAGCGATGAAACGTGCGACGCCTGATTCACGCTTCTCCAATAAAGCGACCTGCGATCACTGTGGCGCACACTTCCACTACGGCGCAATGTACGAGAACGCCGCTGGTGAAGTTGCCATCGTCGGAAACGTCTGCGCATCGAACAAGCTGAACATGACGGCACATGAGTACGCCGATGCGAAACTTCGTTCACTGGTGAAACGTGCTCGCTCGAAAGTTGCCGCCGACAAAGCTGAAGCTTCACTGGCTCCGAACCGTCGTGCCGCACTGAACTTCGATCACTACATCAGCAAGGACATCCGCTCCAAGTTTCGCGAGTGGCACAACTGCTCCGTGAAGCAATGGGCGCTGATCAAGAAGATCGCTCGTGAAGGTGCTGAGAAGGCAGTAAGGATTGAAGAAGACAAGAAGACCGCTGTCGCGATCCCGGCTGAACTGCTCAACGGTCGTCACACGATCAAAGGTGAAATATTGACGACGAAGTTTCAGGAGTCAATGTACGGCGACGTTCTGAAGATGCTGGTCAAGGACGAGCGCGGCTTCAAGGTTTGGGGAACGGCTCCGAACGCATTGTGGGAAGATCACAGCGGATCAGTAAAAGGAATGATCGTTGAGTTCTCCGCCGCCATCGAAGTCAGCAAAGATGACGCGAGCTTCGGATTCTACAAGCGACCGACGAAGGTGTCGGTCCTCTTCGCGCCGGAGAAGGAGACAGCATGAAGCTAAACACTCTCAATGCGAAGGGCTTCACTAAGATACCGTGGTGCGGTCCTTCCGCTCTTGCGATCATCACCGGACGGACACTGAGCTACTGTCACAACAAGCTTGCACGACTCCGGGGTATCGCACCACGGTATCTGCGCCGTGTGAGTAACCGACAGATGCGCAATGCGCTCGCCGAGATGGGATACGAGATGGAGAACGTCAACATCCCATTGCGAGAAGGTCAGCGCACAATGCACATGCCGACGCTGAAGAGCTATATCATGAACGAGCAGACGACGGCGGACATGCGCAGCGTCCTACTTATCAATGTGACGGATCACTACGTCGTCGCACAAGGCGGAAAGATTGCCGACAACCAATGCCCTAACCCGATTGATGTGATCGCACACCACAGTTCGAACAAGCGCATATATCTAGCATGGCGCGTCACAAAAAGGAGACAGACAGTATGAAATGCTAGAACCAGTCTGACGGATCATCGCCGACAACCGTGTCGGCGAGATTCTTCTTTCCACGCAACGCACCCAGAATTCTCCCATCCAGTGTCGCCGGGATTTCGATATCGACGTACAACACTTTCGACGTCTGCCCGATGCGATGACACCGATCCTCAGATTGCAGCCGTGCTTCCAGAGAGAAGTCGTTGCTGTAATAGATCACACAGGTTGCGGCAGTTAGAGTGAGACCGTATCCGCCGGAGTGAGCATTCGCGACAAAGAACCTCGCCCGCTTCTCTTCCGGACAGACATCATCGCCAGTCTTCATGTTCGTGTCCGGGTCCATGATCGGTCGCGATCCCTGAAAGCGGTAGATGTTTTCCTCGCGCTCGTCCTTCGATGTGCCACCGTAGAAACTCACAGCAGCGCCGTCGCCATATACCGAGTTGAGTATATCCGTGATCGCTTCAATCTCTGCCCGGAACCGCGCCCAGATGATGATCCGCTGTTCACCGTTCTCTTCGATGACATCCATCATCGCTTTAATTCTCGGATTCTGTTCTGGCGATTCGAAGAGTGGTTCGGCTGGCATGTCCGGTTCCGGACTCGGAAGCCATCCGCCCATGATCTGTTGCAGCCTGAGATACTTCACCAGCACGTTCTGAACAGTGGTGTCTTCCTTCCGTAGTTCGAGGATCGCTTGCGTCTTGCACTTCTCATACAGCCGCTTCTGTTCCTTCTCCATCTGACACGGTCGTCGCTTGTAGACCTTCTCCGGGAGATCGAGACAGTCCTTCTTCAGCACACGGAATGACTTCGACGCGATCTTCGCCCGAAGCTCATCGATGCGTTTGTAGCCTGTACAGATTTGATAGTTGCGCCCGGTCTTGTGGTTTCGCTCAGTCTGCCAGTCGGCGTATCGGTGCTTGTATGAAAAGTAATTCATCGCCGGATGCCCGCCCAGAATTTCCGGGTTCAGGAAGTTGAATTGCATGTACGCTTCCAGCGGTCCGCCGAGCGTCCCGGTCAGGATGCGGCGATACAGTGCCTTCTTGCCGATGGTGCAATGCCGCTGTGCTCGACGTGCTCCCGGTGTCTTGATCTTCGATGACTCGTCTACGGCGAACAGAACCTTGAACGAGTTCATGATCATCGTGATCGCCGTGCCGAATCGCGGCTTCGTCTTGTCCTTGCTGGCAGTCTTCCAGAACCGTTCTCCGGCAGAGAACGCATCGTGGTTCACAGACAGGATTCGAAGACCGATGAAGTCAGGATCGAACAGCGACCAGAAGTCTTCCCAGTCCGCCGCCTTCATGTTCGCGGACCAGATGCACGTCCGCCGTGGAACCCAGTCTGGCATGTGCGGTGGAATCTCTCGCGTGATCCAGTTGCGGTGAACATCGTTCGGCGCAGAGATCAGGAAGAAGTTTATCCTGCCCTGCGACCAGAGCCACGACGCCACGTCGATAGTCGTCTTTGTCTTTCCGGTCCCCATCTCCATCAGGTAGCCGTACTCTGTCTCGTCGCGCGACAGCATGAACGCCTTCGCCTGATGCTCATACGGCTTCGTCTTGTACAAATAGTCCGACTGCTCAATCAATCTCATTTCACTTCCTTCCTCTATACGCACAAGGACTTAGAAAAAATAATTTTTCGTCCGACCTCGCCCGCACGCGCTGACACGAGAAAAATACCTTGTTGGGTATAAAGTTCAAAAATACCCTGTAGGGTGTTAGATTCTGGTGTCTACAAAAAACATAGTTAAAACCTTAATCAAAACAGTCTTGTAGGACTGTAGCCAAAAATAATCGATAAATGGGTATAAAAAAAATATTGAATGACCCCCTTGTGCGTATATAGCTATCTTCACTTTCTCTTCCCCCGATCTTACATGAAAAAAGACTGACGGCCCGGTCTATTGCACTTCTCGCGGAAGCCACCGAACGTTGAAATGCAGGACCGTCAGTCACAAACCTCGCTAGTGTGGAACGTATCGGGGGAGATAGTATCCATCGCGAGACGGTGGTCTAAAGTCTTTCCGTATTGTGCCAGAACCGGGACCAGTTGCGCCAGATCGCCATTCACAACTCGATCAGCGTCAACCCTGTAGGCGTCCCGCCTGTTCAGGAGCACGCCATTCATGAACTTATACCGCGCTGAGACGATCCGTGCTGCGTTCTGCCGGAACTTCAGGATCGCTGGTATGTTCGCCCCTGCTTCGGGGGATCGTTTGATGTGCCGCCGCACATGGGTTTCTACAGCCTGATTCGGGTCTCTGAAGACAAACACCGGGACCATCCGGGGGAAGTGCTGCTCCCAGACCATGTAGTACTCTGACAGCCCCTTGAACAGCCACGGGACACCCGACGGGACCACTTTATCGCAAAAGCCCCGCAGATCGGCTCTCGTTGCGTCCTGTGCGTGGTTTCCTGCGTCCAAAGGCCAGAACTGCTTCATGAAGTTCCTGATCTGAATGTTCTCGTGCGTCGGGTATCCGGCCAGACCAGCAATCTTGCTGCCTTCGCCGAACGTCTTGCCAGTCCAGATGCCGTGTGCAGCCAGCACGCCAGTCACCATCGACGACCCGCCACGCGGGGAGCAGAAGACTCCGATGGGATCGTCTCTCATAGCTTCCAGATTCCATATCGCCAGATGTGTCGTCCGGTATCCTTGTGACGGATCGAATCGACTAGCTCCCCCATTCCATTGAGGGAATACTGATCTGAATCCGAGTACGACATCAGCAGATACGATGGGCGTGATTCTTTGATCATCCGGAGCGCTCGCTCTGCCATGTGCGGTTGCAGATGGTTCAGCACGTAAATACAGAGCACCAGTTCAATCCGACGCGGCAGAACTTCGCGTGTCACGTCGAATGGCATCACGTCCTGTCGGCGTGGGACCAGATCGAATCCTTGATAGTCGATGCCATCCGGCAAGCAACGATGAATCCAGTTCTGATCACCACAGCCAATGTCTGCGATGCTGAAGATGTCGTACTTGTCGATCATGTCCGGGAGCCATGCACGGATGACTTCGGTGTTCTTGAACATCGATCCTTGCCCGCAAGGAGTCTCCGGCTTACCGGATTCCCATTCTGTCGGGGTGTGTCTCATTGCTTTCCTATCCATCGGGTCAGGTCTTCGTGCTTGCGCTTGCAATCGAAATAGAACGTTGCATCGACGGCATGATTGACAGCCAGAAGTTCAACAGCTTCGGCGACCGGGAGTTCCGAGAATCCGACCGGGAGTTCCGACAACATAGCGTCGCACGCTTGCATTGACTCTACAGGCTTCGGGTCAGGGATTTTCTCCGAGTCGTGCAGTACCACGCGATCCGTCGTTCCACAACTCGCGAAAAGACTCGTTGAAAGGATTAGCAATAACAATCTGAACATCTTCATTGTCTGACTCCATGCACGCTTCGACTCGTACTGCCGTGACAGGCTTCGTCAATTGCGTGCGCTTGATGGCTTCGATCAGCGAATCGCGGTGAATTCGTAACGCGTTACGTTCTGATTCATTCGTGATCCGTGCTGCCTCTTCTTCACCGACACGAACAGCAAACTCGTCCCGCAACTCTTTCTCTCGTGCAGCGATGGCGACTACCTTCGCTTTTTCAAAGTCCGCTGCGTGTTCCGCATGAACAGCAGATGCCTTCATGTATCCCATGCCGAAGATCGAAGCAGCGAGACCAGCGATCAAAACGATCCTGATCCAGTTGCCGCCTAAGAACTTGCCGACACCGCTGAAAAACCCGAAGAATCCCATAATACTCGCCTCGCTTCGCTGATCATCTTGGATGGTGGACCGTCGTTGATGATCACTGCGTCAATGTATTTGATCGGGACACCACGCTCTGATGCGTGCTCGCTCTCTGAAATCGCTTCATGTCCCGGTCTCTGTACTTCAAAAAGTAACCCGCCTTCATCCTTGATCCACGCCGCTTCATTCTCGAAGCGAATGTCGGGGATGATCATGCCCATTCCTACGATACGCCCGCCGCTCATTGTCCCGGCTCCGGCGATCTTCGCATACTTCCGCTGCGCAATCTTCAGCCAGATTTCGGGATCGATACGCTCGCGTCCCCACTCTGTTCCGAGTGTCTGTGCAAGAAAGCGTGGAGACACGAACGGTCCGACATCTTCTATTTCAAGCCACGGGACAGGTTCTTCCTTCCAGTCGCGGTTCTCCCAGTGCGCCGGACCCCATCCGAACATTGCGTTCAGTGCAGCCTTGATCGGGTCGGCAAGGTTGTGCTTCACGTACACGTCAGTCGCGGCGATGCCGTTAGCGAGTGTATCTTTTCCAGAACCAGCGGGTCCGCAGATTCCGATCAGTGGCTTCAATCGTTTCACGTCAATCCTTTAGCATCAGAATATCTTTCCTGTGTCTCTCGATTTCTCCGTACTTCTCGTGAATCACTATGCAGTACATGTCGCGCCCGGACCTGTACCCCATTGAAGCAGTCCAAGCATCCGACGCGGCGAGTGTCCTGAAACTTTCCACTTCACATCCGGGCATCTCGAACACGTTTCTCGTATGTATGTGACCAGTGTACCAGTACCTTCTGACAGTTTCACCCCAGTCCTTCGGACGATCCGTTGCCATGATCCCACCGAGCCTTTCCGGTTTCGTCGTGTCACCGTGAGTGACACCGATAAGAACTTCACCGAATCGATAATAGTGGAAGCGACCCGGACCCATGTCGAAGCTCACTCGCTTGTTGTCTTCGTATGCCATCGATAGTGCGAGCGTCAGCACTTGAGCCGTGTGATCGTCGTGGTTGCCGATCTCGTTGATGACGTGGACTGTGTTGTGCTTTCTCAGTGTAGCTTCGATACAGGCGCGCATAGCTCGAACGCCAACTCGAAGAACTCTCGCCCAGCGTGTGTCCACGTCCAGCGCGTGACCTGAACGCGACGTGCGATTGTCCATTGAGTCACTGTGGAAGAAGTCGCCGACGTTGACAATGAGTGCTTGATCCGACGCCGGAGCGCATTCCACGAGACGTTCGGTGGCTGTGACGAGATTTCGCTCTGCAATCTTGACATCGAAGTCTGCTCCGGATTCTTCTGCCCACGCGTACAGCCCGATATGTGGGTCTCCCATAGGGTACACCGTGAGCAATTCTTTCGTTTTAATTTTCTTCGGCTTCGGGATCACTGGAACTTTATTGCTCGCTCCGTCGAAGGATTCACGCACAGCTTCCAGAGCCAGTTCAAGAAGCTTCTGCGCTTCTTGCTTCGACTTCACCCATTGAATTTTCAGGTTGCCGTCGGCGTCGTACATCGTCGAGACCCCAGAGACAGAAAAACCGTCTGGGACGGTCTTTGTCATGTCGCTGTCTGGAGCGTGACCACGGCGAGCCGCGTTCGTTCGAATCGATTTTATACTCGCATTGATCGTCGAGCGATTCATGCCAAGTGCGTCAGCGGCTTTTCTCTCTGAGCCGTATTCAAGAACCGCTTCTAAATTGCGGAGTTGTGCTTCTGACTTAGCAAACGGCTTGAGCTTTTCAAGCTCTTGCGGATGATACTGAAGACCAGTGTTCTTCGACATTGGAGATACTCCGATGGATTATTCGCTCGTGTCTTTTTTCTCAGCTTTGAGTCTTTGCCAGTTCAGGTAGATTGATAACCCGGCAGATGCGGCGACGAATAGTCCGGCGATTATAGAGACGATGACTTCAACGTCAGCGAGCATGTGAACCCCAAAGCCGACAGCGGCTCCGGCGGACAGGCTGTCCGCGATGGGATGGACAAGTTTTTGTGCTGTCATGATTCATCTTCCTTCAACGCTTGCCAGTTCCTTCCGGTCTTGATGTACGCATTCATGAAGTTCGTTCCTAGTCCAAGAAGTGCAGTGAATATACCGAACGCCATTCCGGACGCTTCAGCAGTTCGTTCGATTGCAGGGAGAGACATGTACCACGTCAGCAGCCTATCCGTTACGTCGTAGACGAGAACCCAGTAGGCGAATAGAAGAGCACGCGGAACGAGACGCCATGCGTCAACACATTCCGCGAGCATTAAGCATCGGATTTTCCATGCTGGTGATTGCAAGCGTCTCTCCCATTAAAACGCGGCACGTCTTCGCCATCCGAGCCGGAAGTCCGACAGCGATGGTTTGTTCTTGATCAGTGTCTCGTAGAACTTATCCTGTTCACGACGGATGTTCGTCACAAGCATATAGTCCCGATCCGCGAGCGAGTTTACTGCGTCAATTGTCTTTGGTCCAGCTTTACCATCTACGGTTAAAACTGCGCCCAGAGTCCCGCACGCTGCCTGAACTATCTTCCACGCTTGTCCCGGACCCATATTCACAGCCATGTCAAACACTTTCGTCGCGATCATTGACGACTTTATCTTGTCGCATTTCGCGGGTTTCCAGAAGTGCGTCTCATATAAGCGTTCGACATCTTTGTTATCCAGCGCACGGATGTCATCGACATCGATGTCGCCGTCACCGTTTATGTCTTCCCCGATAGAACGCAGAAATCGCAGACTGATCCCTTTATCGGTCGCGCCGCCCGGATCATTTTTGTGATCCACGAATCCGCCTTCATGATGAAGGATGCACTGCAAAGCCCAGTCAAAGTTCTTACTCATATTGTTCTCCTAGAAAATTGGTTCACCCGGCGCATCAATTGGCGGCGTGAAAGCAGTAGTTCCACGGTACAACGCTACTCCTGCCACGACACGGACACCGTCAATCCATCCATCGAACGGCGACACGCCGCTACTGTACGATCCGATTTCAACCACTCTCGTCGATGAGAAGAACCCGAAATTATTAGCCGTGTTTCCAATATGGACACCATCCACATAGAACCGCACGACTGCCGCGTCACGAACCACTGCAACGTGATACCACTGTCCGGCAGTAGGATCAAAGGTCACACTATTGAAAGGAGCGTTTCCGCCCGACGTCGAGAAGTACAGTGCAAGCGTCGTCCCGCCAGTGTCAAGTCCGAGCCACCATGAATTCTGATTCGTTGGTCCCCACTTACTGACAAACGTCATCTGATTCGTGCCGGGATCATTATCAAAGTAGACCCAGCATTCAATCGTGAACTCTAAAGTAGTAAAGTCGAAGTCTGCGGAATCGGGGAACGTCACAAATCCTTCCGGCGATGCGGCACGAACATCCAGCGACGACGCTCCGAACTTCTTGAACCCAGTATCAAGAACAGCACCCCCACCGAAGGTCGCGACTCTCGCTCCAGAATCCTCACTGGTATATGAAGTCCCACCACTCGCCCCGTTGAAGTTTGCGATCAGCGCTGCCGGAAACGTTCTCACCGGAGCGCGATAAGGAAGAGGGAATGACGATGCTCCACGATGCAGCGCTTGTCCCTTCACGATTCGCATTCCGTCAATCCAGCCCGGACCGTAGTAGTCCGTCTGTCCAGTCGTGAAGCGAGAACCTACATCCAGCACTGCGGATGCCGTGAAGATCGTGTCGGTCATCGCCAGTGCAGTTCCGATCTGAATGCCGTTGACGTAGTGATACATCAAGTTCCCATATCGCTCGACGCAGACGTGATACCACTGGTTCGCTTCGGGATTCCATGACTGGTTCATTGTGATATCCGTCACACCAGCCGTCGTGTATATGAAGCGGAGATTGTTAGCGCTCAGTTGCAAGACCCACGAGCGGTTGCTCCCAGTCCCGACATACTTCGAGACGAACGTGTCACTGCTCGTCGATGGATCAGTAGACCATCGGACCCAACACTCAATCGAGAAGTCTCCCGCAGCGAAGTCAAAGTCAGTGGATTGTGGGAATGTCACGTAATCTCCAGAGCCATCAAGCAGCAAGGAAGCCGTGCCGAACTTTTGATCTGCCGTATCGAGTTGAGCATTCCCCGCGAACGTGCCGACACGCGTGCCGAAGTCTTCGCTGGTAAATGTTACAGCACCGTCGGTTCCATCGAAGTTCGCGATGAACTCAGCATTCGCTTGTACGTCTGGTCCGCGAAGCCTGAACGGATGACCTGTGTCGAGTGAATTAGCGAACCACCACTTGTGCGCAAGATAGGCTTCTGCTCGTTGACGTTCATCACTCGTCAGCACTTCATCACAATACAGCACTTCGTAGATTCTTCCACTCTCCCACGATGCTCCGCCGGGAATCATTCCGATGTTCAAATCATGTGCGAATCCGAGCGTCCCAGTATAGGGAATGGCGGAAATCTCTGCGCCGTTCATGTGCGCTATGAGATATTCACCATCTTTGAACGTCAACGACACGACGCCCTGCCCAGCCGCCGCGAACGATGACAACGGGGAAGATGGAGCAGTCTCGACGTCAATGAAATTCGTGCCACGATCACCGACCGACGCAGTGATGCGAGCGGTCTGCGGACTGTCGAGCGGCTTGTCTATTCTCCATCCACTCGCATCGAGCGGCGACGACGGATCGGATACGCCGACGAGTCCACCGTCCAGTCCGTTTGATCCGTCATCACTGAACGCGACGATGACGGTGAAATCCGGTCCGCCCATATTGAGCAGCGCTGGACTGGCATTGACCCTTCTCAGGAACTCTCCAGCACCGAAAGTCATGAAGCGCTTTCTCGCCGGGAGAACAAGTGTAGACGAGAACGACGGACCGCTCTGCGGAGACGCTTGCTCTGCGACATCGTTTCCCGATGTGGACTTATCAGCAATCGCAGTGATCCGAGTTGCTGGAGAATCGAATGTGACGACGCTATCGTCTGACGGATCAATCCAAAGTGTGAGCGGCATCTGTCATCTCCTAAAGGTTGAGCGGCGTCCAGTCCGACTGCAAAGACAGAATCGGTAGCTCCGCCTGTGGCACTGGATCAGTGGCGAAGTATGCTGTCGGAACCGTGTACGCACCAGTCGCCGGACTCGTCGTGCATGGATAAGCAGCGACGCCCTTCAACACTCGCACGTTGTCAAGCCAGCCGTTGAGCACGGAATGATCAGCCGTACTGTTCTGCTCTTGTCGCCCCAGACATACACCCGCTCTGAAGTTTCCGTAGTCTCTCGTCGCGTGTATTGTCAACGACTGCGCGATTCTATCACCGTCCTTGAAGAGTGCCAGCACACCATTCTCGCGACACACGGCAACGTGATACCACACTCCGACCGTCCAAGTCTGCGCCGCCGAGGACAGTGTATTCAATGAAACTTCGTTGCCCTGATGGGTGAACTCCAGCAGGTTTGTCTTCGAGATGTGAAACTGCCAGTCCAAGAACGGACCCACGCCACGGAAGCGTTTCTTGATCAGCGCAGCACTGTCTCCGGTGTGCGCCGCTGGTGTTGCATTGAGCTTCACGAAACACTCCATCGTGAAGTCACCTAACCCGAAGTCCCATCGGTCCGCGTACAGTAATCCCGGACCTGTGTTTTCAAGCAAAACGCCATCCGAGTTGTCGAACCCACTTCCGTTGACGCCACCGCAAAACAACGCCTTCCCAGCGGGGGAAGTCACGAAGCACGCTTCTGCGGCATCAATCGATGTGACTTCGTTGAGCGGGAAACGCAGTGTGTAACGATTAAGATCGTCAGTGTTGTACGCGACATCGTTGTCCGCAGCTTTGTTCCAGTCTGCATATAGCACGACCGGACCGCGTTCACGACCGGGCAGTGGAATGACATTCTTCGTGTACGGGACTTTGTACACTGGTGAATTGATTATTCGCACTTCATCGATATTGACTGACTGTGGTATCAAATTTCCGTCACCGTCAGCACCGATTCTAACTGGAGCAGCACCGTTGAACATCGGTCCCCATACGAGCGCTTGACGCTCGTCGAACACGCCATCGACGAAGAAGTATGCGCTCACGTCCCAGATGCAAACGACGACCTCGTACCACTGATCCAATGCCCATGTTCTCGTCCCTGTCGTCTCAGTTAGTTCGGCAGTCCCATCGACTGAATATTTTATCTGGATTGTCGTATTGATAAGGCCGACCCAGAACTGCCGCTGATTGTCGCTGGTTCGCCATTTTGTCACGATTGGTATCGTTCCCGATGGCGTCTCAGTGAACCGGATGCGGAACTGAATGACGAACCCCGGATCGACGTCGAGGAAGAACGCTGAAGGTGACTGCTCAGTCACTTCAAGATAACTCCCCGGACTATTTGGGACGATAAGTCTTAGCGACCCCAGACCCATTCCAGTATCTTCTGGTGTTAGACCATCGACTTGAGCGTCACCGAATGGCGTGACGGTGTGAGCGTAGCTTGAATAGTCGATGAACACTGTAGTCCGGTCGAACCCTTCCATGTGTAAGAGCAGTCGAGTTTCATCGACCGCGAACCGACCTTCTGGATCAGGCGTTCCATCTATAATTTTATCCATGAACAATGAGTTCGATTCAAGTCCAGCGACTACTCCACCGACATTCGGAGATGCTGTGTTCTCCCATGTAAGTTCGATGCGCGTGTTGATTGGATAAGGCTTATCCGTTGCCCACCATAGCGATTGAGGCAGCAAAAGATTATTCGTCGCGTCATCCAGAATGGCGGACGTTCCACTCATGTATTCATTTCCCCGAACTGGAGACGGGAAGTCATCGAGATCGTACATAAACCAGTTCAAGACAGGACCGACATCCACGAATGAATTCGGGGGCAACTGATTGCCGATGTCATCCATAGTGTTTGCACCGTACATCGGATTCAACTGATCGAAACGCCTGTTCCAGACGTTTATATCAAATCCATTGAACGACGGCGGATTTATTGTGTTCGGTGCGCTCAGATCGAGGTCTCCATTCGCAAACCATACCGTCGTGCTCAGTCGGTTGAAGAAGACAGCCGTCGGCGGATAAGGCTTCCAGAACGTGCTCGAAACAATTTGTTCACCTTGAAATGCTGTTGCAGTCCCCGCTACGCCTTGCGCTACAGGTTGGATTGTGTACTGGTATCCCCAAGAACCGTCAGGCGATATCGGTCTGGAGTTGATCTGCATGTACGCACCCTTGTCGATGAAGAACACAGGTTCTCCCGCAAGGTGAGTATTGACCGCACTGTCACCGACGCCGCGTATTACTAAGGAGCACTCTACCCCTGTTCCGTTGATAGCACATGCGCCCATTGCACAGAACTCTTCGTTCGGCTGTCCGGGGTTTATTACAATGAGTCCGTCAAAAAAGAAGCGCGGATTGTATGTTCCGGCGAGCGACGATAAATACGGTCCGTCAACTTGAAATCCACCACCGTTCGCAACTGATACTGTCCCATCATTAAAGGTGCTCACTAGATGACCAAGATTGGCGCGCAGTGTCCCGTATCGTGTGAACGATGGAGAGCCGTCTGTTAAAACACCACTGAAGTTTCCGCCGAAGGGATTCTCGCGTGTGCGATAGCTTAGGTTGTATGCTGTATTCGGAGCGTCTCGTGCGACCAGAAACAACAGGCGTGGTTCAAGCGTCTGCTCATTGATCTCCATCAGCCAGCGCGGAGCCATCGTATTCTGATGAACACTGATAGTGACTGGAGCGCTTGATGGCGGGACATGACCGCTCGCTTGCGGAGCCGACTGTAATCCGAGTTCAGCTTGGAATACATCTTCAACGACGTCAACCCTGATCGTCTGCTTTATAGGATCACCCGTGGCAATGTGTGACACCCGTGTCGGAAGGTTGACTGCGGCGATGTCTGGATGCGTGACAATGACAACGTCACCCGGTCGAAGGGCATACGCAGTCCGATCCATCTCCATACCGAACTTCGACAACGGCCAGAAATACGCGCGTGAAGTTCTCGCGACAATCGCGTTCGCTGCGTTCGCTTCTCGTAGTCCGGGGAATCGTATCGTGACTGACTGCGGTCGCCCTGTGATAAGACGACCTGCCATGTCCTGTGCTACTGCGTGATCATCCGTGTAGTTCTTGTCGCGGTTGACGAAACGAATCTTCACTTCGTTCTTCGTCTGCGGCCACTCCGGTTTCGCGTAATCTATGATCTTCAGGACATTCGATTCCGTCGCCTGAAATTCATTCGCTGGTGTGTATCCCGCGCGCGCGAGAGTGATCTCCATCAGTCCCGTTGTCGGATTCGCGCCGAAGTATCCGTCAACATGTTTTTCGATCTCTGCCAGAATCGCTCCGGCTTCTTGTTCGTTGTCTACGAGTTGTGAATATCCGATGCCCTCGGTGTAGCAGACTTCCGCAGCGGCTTTCCAGTTTACGAAGTCTATCTCCCCGATTGAGAGTCCGAAGTTCGGATTGTTGAGCACATTAAACGCCGCAGAGATAGGATTCGCATCACGTCCTATGAAGTGGTGATTGTTGCCGAGAGATAATCCATCGCCGAGTCCGCCGTTCGCAACGGTGTCCCACATCTGCCATTCGACACGGATTTCACGCAACTGATTTGCTTCACCAATTTCCGCGCCGATGGTTTCAGTTGGATCAGTCACCACGACATAGCAAAAGCTAGGCCACGCGCTTTGCAGCGGGTTCTTACTGAGAAGGTATTGTGAAACGACCTGCCCCGGAGCACCGTTGAATGCACGGACACGACCAACAAATCCGCCGCCCTTCGTCTCTCCACCGAATAAATCAGGGAGACTGATGTCCGCTACGTCTCCGGGAACGCTACCGTTGTCTGCTACATAGTCCCAGACTTTGTCGTCACCGATGTAGATCGCCGTCATCCCGGCGGCTTCACCTTGAAACTGTCCGAGTGCAAGAGCTACCCTGTACAAGTATCCGACGGTCTCGTCTTTCTTGAAGATGATGCCTGTCTCTACTGTTACGGCTTCGGCTTCCCAGTCTCCCGTGTATAGCGTGTTCGGTCCTTTGACCTTGATCGTTCCACCGACGACCTGTGGAACTTTACGTCCTTCGGTTGCTGTCGGAGACTGGAAGTCACCTTCTCCGCTGGGTTCAACGGCTGGCAGCTTCGCGCGGAAATAATCTGCGAGAACAAAAGATACTGCCCAGAGAAAAAGTGTCAGCCACATATTGTCAGTTCCCGAACCAGACTTTCTTTTCAGTTGCAGCGGAACCCGGTGGAAGCTCCGTTGTGAACGGATTCACAACTGGAATGTCTGGGAACCCGCCATGATTGATCGAGTTGTTGAACTTCGCGGCGCATGTATCGCGAGTTCTATCACAGCCAGCGAATACGCTCACGACATCATTCACAGCAAGCGATCTGAACGGCTGGAGAACCCGGATTCGATCCGGAACACCGTCAACATCGGTCGCGTATATCCCGCGCTTCTCTCCGTCCGCGTTCTGAATGTACCCGCCGAGCCAGTAGTCGTCCAGTTGTTGTGATGTCAACGTTTGTGGAGAGACCTGCGTATTAAGCGCCGCCGCCTGTGTCCGGAGTCCAGTGATCGTGATGATCGTAGGTGACGACGGGTCCAGAGTGACGACGGGTCCGATGTGTCTCCAGTTCTCTCGCGACAGTCCACATTGATCCTGAAATAAGAACCAGTTACAGAGTCCGGAATACGTGTATCGCGGAATCTGCGCCGGAAGACGATTGAGCGGGACTGCAAGGATTGTCGCAAAGTCTCCTTCACGTTGAACACTCGCAACTTGTCCCTTCCAGAATATCTGAACGCCGAGATCGGGATCATTCCTGATCTGCCTTTCAATAGTTATCGAAGAGATTTCACTGGATGGAATCGTCTCGTAGAACTCGACAATCGGAAGAGACGAAGGGATGCGGATTTTGATCTGCCCATCGCTGGTGTCTTTGCTGAACGAAGGTTCGTTGCGAGTGTATGCAGCGGGAACGAATGTCCGAGCACCGAGCGTCTGGTTTATATTCGAGTTCGTGTACTGCCAGATGTTAAACCCGTTCTTGATCGTCAAGAATTCGACTGGCTGACTCAGCGGTCCAGTTTCAAAAGCTTGGAAGGTCATTTCTCTATAGTCCTATACTTGAACGTCATCACAGCTTCATCGATGCGCAAGAAATTGAAGTTGACAGTGTCGCCGAATATCCGCGCTCGTTGCAGGAAGGAGATGATCGGAGAGCCGTTGATCAGGTTTGAGTCAACTGTGATCTGTTCAGTGGTGACATTGTCAACGATTGCTGTGATTGTACGATACAGGATCGTCCCATCAGGGTATATAAGACGAATCTGCGCACGTCGATCATTCGGTGGATTGCCGAACAATAAGAACAGGTCTGTGTCAGGAGCATTGAACGTGTTCGACGTGGTAGTCGTGACGCTTGGAATATCATTCCTGAACGTCGGCACATAGAAGTCGAGGTACGACCCGCGCAAGTAGTGGAAGAACTGACGCCACTTCCAGATCAGGTCAATCCCGTTCAATGTAAGTTCGAAGTCGGAGACATCATCGCCGAACGGGAACTCGTTGAAAGCAACTCTATTTGACAATCCGGAATCCAGAACATCTTCGCTTCGGTGGAGTTGAAATTGCTGACGAGATTGCTGATTGCAGAATTCTAGGATCGGTGTCGATGTTGCCGGAGAAGATTGATAATCAGGCAACAGCGGGAACATAGAATCGAGTGCAGTCCGGTCTACTTCCTGATTGAACGCGACAGTGTACGACACTTCTTCGAGATTGACTGGATACACTGTATATGATGGAAATCTGCTCACGTATCCGAGTCCGACTGGCATCACATGAGTCCCGACTGGCAATGCAAGTCCTATGGCAGCGGACAGCGTGATCGTCGATGAAGTAAGGCTGGTTATTTGTCCGGCTGCGACTTGACCGTCATTAGTGACGCACGATATCGGTTGCCCAACAGCGAAGCTGGTGTAGTCCGTAGGAACATTCAGCACTGTGTCTCCGGACAGAGCCGCGACTGTCAACTGCCGTGCTTCGTACCACTTCTGCGCCGCAACAACGAGAGCCGATTGTCCCGCCGCGAAGTTGTTCTTGAATCGGATTCGCTGGAGATCATCAGTGAACTTGACACGGTAATCGATGACCGCAATCGGCGATTGAAGAAGGCTGTACGCTTTCTCTGACGCATTCGTCGAACGTAATATCTCAGTCCTCCAGATCAGGGTCTCGTTGATCGGTCGCTGCGGGATGGCGTTGATTGTGAACACACGACGACCGATGACGCGGAACGTCACGTCCCCGGCAGATGTTGTGAACGTCACGAATTCATCGAATTCATTCGGACCGATTGTCGATGCTTCCAGAGTGAAGACCACTCCATCATAAGGCTCAAGCGTCTGTGGCAGCGCTGGACCGATCAATGTGACGCCAGTAGGCAAGGGCAAGGCTGTGACGATGACAGGCGTGCTGCGGGCGTTGTACAGGCTCACAGTCTTCTGTACCGGGCTGGGGATGACCCCAAAGTCCACAAGAATGGGGTTCACCCATGTCGTGTCTGTCTGCCAGCCAGCGAAACGCTGCCTGTCGTTTGCTGGCGCTGACCCCTTGATCCGACGCGAGACTATTGGCTGACGTGCTGCAAGACCAGCCGAACGACCAAAGTCAGAGACGTGCGGGACGATAACGCCGTCCGGCAGAGTCGGGAACTGTGGATTTGTAGGCTCGTACCTTAGAAGATCAAACCTGCCAGTCGCTCGAATTGACATAGTTTAAGTCGCATTGGCTGTGATTTTTTTGTACGCGAGACCTTCATAGCCTGAATATCCTTCGCCCGCGACTGTGTTGTTCGCGTCCTTGTTCATCATCGGGAATACGATGTATGTGTCAGACCCGATTGTGATCTCTTGCTCCGCGTCGAGACTCTTCATATTGACACGGAAGACGTCTGGTACTTTCGCGACAGGCGACCACCGAAGTAATGACTCGAAGTCGGAATGAAGACCGACCATGATCGGGATCAGCGCGACGCCGTCAGTTGTGAATGTAGGTTC